ACTGGTAAAGAAAATGATTTTCAAAATACACAAAAGAGTTACGGCATGTGGATGGTTCCGCCCGATCCAGGAACAACTGTAATCGTTGTTTTTATTGACGGAGATCCAAAACGAGGATATTGGATCGGCTGTGTACAAGATGAAAGTATGAATTTTATGGTTCCTGGATTAGCAGCTACTGCAAATATAGTAGATCCATCAGGTGATAGATTGCCGGTAGCTGAATTTAATAGAACTTTGAATAAAAACAATACGTTACCTGATCCTACTAAAGTTCCAAAACCAGTACATCCGTTTGCAGCAGTGTTGCAAAAAAGTGGGTTAGATAAGGATGATATTCGTGGTATAACAACAAGCAGCGCACGCCGTGAAACTCCTAGCTCAGTATTTGGAATTTCCACACCTGGACCGTTAGATAAAAGTGATGGTGCAAAACAAGGAACGATTGGTAAAAAAGATCACCCTATTAAAAATGCGTATGTAAGTCGACTAGGCGGATCGACGTTTGTAATGGACGACGGTGACGATAAGTTTGTTAGATCAAAACCTGCATCAGCTGCTGGTCCGGAGTATATTGCAGTTGAGCAAGGAAAAGAGCCAGGCGATTCTGGCCATTCTATTCCACATAATGAATTAGTTCGTATTAGAACTAGAACCGGGCATCAGATTTTATTACATAATAGTGAAGATTTAATTTATATCTCGCATGGTAGCGGAAATTCATGGATTGAGATGACTGCTAATGGTAAAATTGACGTGTATGCAAAAGACAGCATTAGTTTTCATACCGAAAAAGATTTTAACTTTACTGCAAACCGTGATATAAATTTTACCGCATCACGTAATATTAATACAAGTGCAGGCGGTTATATAAGAGAAACATCGGGTGGTGCAAATGAAACTAGTGCAGGCGGAAACATAGTTGAATCTGCAGCTCAAATTCAAATGAATGGTCCGGCAGCACAAGCAGCACTTAAAGCAAATCGGATACCGCAACGTGAACCATGGTTAGGCCACGAGAATTTAGACCCAACTGTCGAAACAGACGCAACTAAAGAACCAAAAGAACCTGCCGGAGCTCCGGCGTATACGCTCCCTAATGACACGTTTGAAAAACTTAAAGGACCTGAAGACGAGCAACAAGGATAATAAAAATGAGTCAACAATACGACAGAATACAACTACCTGCAATTACAAAAAAAACAGAAGTAATTGCACCAAAAACATATAAAGGATTTTCAACTTTAAATAGTAAAGCAGAGCATTATAGTTTATATGATTTTGAGTTAATCAAACAAGATATTATAAATCATTTTCACATTAGACAAGGAGAACGTCTAATGCAACCAACATTTGGCACAATTATATGGGATATCTTGTTTGAACCGATTACAGAGCAGGTAAAATCTATAATTTTAGAAGATGTATCTAGAATTATTAATTATGATCCAAGAGTTAAGATAACTGATACGAATATTTCGGTATATGAATCCGGTATACAGATTTTGTTTTCATTAACGTATACCGCATACAATATCACTGAGAGAATAACGTTACGATTTGACGAAGCAAACGGTTTAACTACAAGATAAACTGCATGGTTAATATAAACAATAAATATCATTATTAGGACAACATCATGAGTGCAACCGACAGACAAAATAGATTATTAGTAGCTGAAGATTGGAAAAAAGTATACCAATCTTTTAAAAATGCAGATTTTCAAAGTTATGATTTTGAAAATTTAAGACGTACAATGGTCGATTATATTCGCCAAAATTATCCAGAAGATTTTAATGATTATATTGAAAGTTCCGAATACCTAGCATTGCTTGATGTTATTGCATTTTTAGGACAAAGTGTAGCATTTCGAGTAGATTTAAATGCTCGTGAGAATTTTTTAGAATTAGCAGAGCGTCGTGATAGTGTATTGCGATTAGCAAGATTAATTAGCTATAATGCAAAAAGACATATACCTGCATATGGATTGTTAAAATTTACTTCAGTACAAACATCTCAAAATATCTTAGATAGCAACGGTCGTAATTTATCTGGACAATCGGTTGTTTGGAATGATTCATCAAATGCTAACTGGTACGATCAGTTTATTAAAATAATAAATGCAGTAATGGATCCTACTCAACAGTTTGGAAACCCATCTGATAAGGATACAATTTACGGAATCCCAACTGAAAAATATACATTAAACACGACAACATCCGGAGTACCGTTGTATTCTTTTACTAAAACTGTAGCAGGTCGTGTAATGAATTTTGAAGTTACAAGTTCGACATTTACAGGACAGAATTACGTATACGAAGAAGCTCCAAAAGTAGGTAGAAAACTATCGTGTATTTTTAGAAATGACGGACAAGGATATGGAAGTGCAGGAACCGGATTCTTTTTAAATTTTACACAAGGAACATTAGCATCGTCTGAGTTTACAGTTACACAACCACGTAGTAATGAAATTGTTGATGTTGGTACAACTGGGATTAATAATACCGATGTATGGATGTATCGATTAGATAAAACCGGTGCCGAGTTAGATGAAAATTTATGGACTAAAGTTTCAAATTTTGAAGGTAACAATATTATCTATAATAGTGTTAATAAGAGTATTAGAAATATTTATAGTGTAACAACCCGAGCAAGCGATGCGATTAGTTTAAATTTTAGTGATGGAACTTTTGGAAATAAACCGTTAGGTACATTTAAAGTTTATTATAGAACTAGCAATGGTATTTCGTATTCAATTAATCCGCGTGACATTAAAAATGTGTCAATATCTATCCCATATACTTCTAATTTAGGAAAGAAGGAAACATTAACACTGTCTTTATCATTAGCAACTGCAGTAACTTCTGCGGAAGAGGCAGAAACTAATGCACATATTAAAGCAAATGCACCGTCTACATTTTATACACAAAATAGAATGATAACCGGAGAAGATTACAATATTGCGCCATTAAGTGTAAGTCAGCAAGTTTTAAAAGTAAAAGCTGTTAATCGATCATCGAGTGGTATTAGTAGATATTTTGATTTAGTAGATCCAACTGGGAAATATAGTTCTACAAATTTATTTGCCGACGATGGTGTAATATATACAGAAGATTATCAAATTACTGATTCGTTTTCATATTATAGTAAAACAGATATTGAAGGGGTTATCTATAATATAGTAAATTCTCTTCTTAAAAAATCAGAGTTACGTAATTTTTATTATTCTCATTATCTTTCAGAATTCCCTCCGTTAGGATCAACGTTTTATTGGGAAGCTAATGTAACAACATTAGGATGTGTTAAACGAACTGGAATCGGGTCAATTGCACAAGTTGGGCCAACACAATCGATCCCTGATGACTTGAGATACATTAGAACAGGTGCATTAGTTAAATTTATAAGTCCTGTAGGAAAGTATTTTAATACATTCTTAGATAATGCATTAACAGACATACCCGAAAATACAAATATGTCTGATATTCCTGGTGCAGTTGATTACCTTTGGGCCGCAGTTGTAAGTGTAGACACTGCAATTGCAGGACAGTCATTAACTGGTATAACGTTAAACGTGAAGATACCATCTAATGCTTATGTTTATCAAATTATTCCTCAATTTAGAGCTGCATTAGAAACAAGTGTAATTTTAACAATGATAGATTTAATATTTGAAAATAAAGCTTTTGGTTTAAGTTACGATGCATTAACACAAAGTTGGAAAATTATTTACGAATCTAACATAAATTATCTATCATCGTTTTCGTTAGGAAATCAAAGAGACGTAACAGCAACCCAACAAGATGCAAGTTGGATGTTACTATTTACAACTAACAATGAAAAGTATATTTTAACAAGTCGAGAAACTAGATACATTTTTGAAAGTGATAAACAACTAAGATTTTTTTATGATAAAAATGATGTTATTTCAAAAACTATATCAAGTTCTGTAGTTCGAGATAAGATTAATGTATTAGGGATTAATCGGCATCCGTCTAGTACAAAACCATTTACTACTGATTTTATGTGGGACATTGTGTCTGAATATATAGGGTTAGACGGGTACGTAGATAATAAAAAAATTGTTATTTCGTTTGCTGATATCGACGATAACGGTGTAGTTGACAATCCGGAAATGTTTAATGTAATTGTTGAACCGTTAAATTTAAACATTTTACCAAATAAGAAATATGTTATTCAAGAAAGATATTCGATATCAGTAGGTCAAGATGATTATCGATACTATGATAATTTTACAAATGATACTGTTAAAATTTTAAATTTAGAAACAGAAGTAGTTGATTATCCTAATTATCAATATTATTATTTTATTGATACCGGAGTAGTAAAGAAAAGAACTACTAATTCTCTTATGCTGTCAACGGACTATAAAGTATATGCCGGTAGAGACAAATTAAAGTTTCAATATATACATAATGCTAATTATGATTCTAGAATAGATCCAGGTGCTAGCAATATAATCGATGTGTATATTTTAACTAAATCATATGATACGTTATTTAGAAGATGGATTAACGGTTCGATTTCGTATAAACCATTACCACCGGGATCAGACGAGTTGTATAATGTTGTAGCACCGTCTTTAAATTTAATTAAATCAATTTCAGATGAGATAGTATACCATCCGGTGGTTTATAAAGTATTGTTTGGTGCTGACGCAGATCCGGAATTGCAAGCAACTTTTAAAATTACAAAAACACCTGGTCGGGTAATATCTGATAATGATGTTAAATCTCAAGTAATTGTTTCTATTAATGATTTCTTTTCGTTAGATAATTGGGACTTTGGCGACACGTTTTTCTTTACAGAGTTAGCAACATACGTTATGAATTCTGTATCGCCAAATATATCTAATTTTGTAATTGTGCCAAAACACTCTAATATTAATTTTGGCGGATTATACGAAATTAAATCAGACAACAACGAAATTTTAATTAACGGCGCATCAGTATCTGATATTGAAATTATTTCAGGAATTACAGCAACTAACATTAAATCGTCAAACGTAACAATTGACAATAACACAATAAATCGACAATTTATAACTAGCTCAATATATGGGAGTAACTAATGGCTAACAACATCATCATACCTAGAACCGAATCAACTGACACGAGCGATGACGCAACGGTTGCATCGTTTTTACCTAGGCATTATAGATCTGATGCAAATAAAAAATTTTTGCATTCAACAATTACTCAATTAACACAGCCAGGACAAGTTAAAAAAGTTAGCGGATATATTGGAAGACAATATTCTAAGTCTACCGTTTCGGATGATGTATTTGTTAATGCTCCTACTAGAAATAGACAAAATTATCAACTTGAACCCGGATTTGTTATTGATGATATGTTAGATAATACTGTATTTTTTAAGGATTATCAGGATTATATTAATCAACTACGAGTGTTTGGCGCAAATGTGTCGGATCACTCAAGATTAAACAAACAAGAATTTTATAGTTGGAATCCGCATATTAATTGGGATATGTTTGTTAATTTTCAAAATTATTATTGGATGCCACACGGTCCTGACACAATTACTATTAAGAACGTAGCTTCAACTATTGCAACTAGTACATATCAGGTAACTGTTGACACGTCAACAGCTGACAGCTCTTATATGTTTTCCCCTGACGGAATAACACGGAATCCTGTAATTGCATTATATAGAGGTCAAACTTATAAGTTTATAATTGACAGTATTGAAAATACATTTAGTATTAAGACACAGAGAACTAACGGACCTTTAAATCGATATGTAAGCCCATTGCTGATTAACAATTCTATTCAGTCTGGTGAAATTACATTTACAGTTCCGGATAATGCGCCTGATCAGTTATTTTATGTTAGCGAAAGTAATATAGATATGGGAGGGGTGTTTAATATTTTAGATCTAAGCGATAACAGTTACATTAATGTTGATGCAGAAATTATCGGAAAGAAGACTTATAAATTTAATAATATTAATTTAAGTAATGGAATGCGAGTTCAATTCGCAGGTAATGTATATCCTAAGACCTATGCAACTGGTAGATATTTTGTTGAAGGAGTAGGCACTAGCATACAATTAATAAATGAAAAAGATTTAGAAATTATAACATCGTATACTACATCAAAATCGATGCTGTTTGAAAATGATTTATTTGATACAACTCCATTTAGTGATTCTACATCGTATGTAACTAATCCGGATTATATTGTAATTAATCGAGCAAGTAACGATAGAAATTTTTGGAGTAGAAACAATAAGTGGATTCACAAAGAGGTGATTGAGAAGAGTGCGTTAGCAAACGACATACCTGCAACTTACGATCAAGCTTTTAGAGCAGTTAGACCAATTATCGAATTTGAAAAAAATTTAAAATTATTTAATTTTGGAACTCGTGCAATCGTTGATGTTGATGTAATTGATACAGTTACTCGTGATGCATTTTCAACAATTGAAGGGTCGTTAGGATATAACATCGATGGCATTAATTTAATCGAAGGACGACGAGTAATATTCACTGCAGATACCGATGTTCTTGTAACAAATAATGTATATCAAGTAGATTTTATTGATGTGTTGCATGAAGTTACTACACGAAAAATAAGCCAAACTGGAGTAATTGAGAAAGTTAACGCAATTAATTCAGGATGGACTGCAGTTGTTACAGGATTAACCTCAGTTGCAGGATTAACAGTCGGAGGGAATCTAATTGCAACTGCAGGAACCGGGCAATTATATAGCGGAACACTCGATCCTGATGTTATTAAAATAACTGCAATTCTTAGTTCTTCTAGCATTGCATATACTATCTTAGGTGGAGCAAAACCGATTGAAGGTACGATTACTAATATTTCTACTACAATGGATACTAGTCGTCAAATCCGACTAGTGAAAGTAGCCGAACCTGAACAAAACCAAGTTGTTTTAGTAAAACAAGGTACAACATATCAAGGTAACATATTTTGGTATAACGGAGTATCGTGGAACTTAGGTCAGCAAAAAACAAAATCAAATCAAACTCCTCTATTTGATATAGTAGATGTTAATTTAGTAAGTGTCGGTGATACAAGTTCATATCCAGGTACTACATTTAAAGGCACATCGATTTTTTCTTATAAAGTCGGAACTGGAACAACAGATTTAAATTTAGGGTTTGCATTATCGTATAAAAATATTAACAATATCGGTGATATTGTTTTTAAATTTGCATTAATTAACGATGTATTCAAATACGAATTAAATGAAAAAACGATTACACAATCGATTGATACTGGATTCTTAGTTAAAACTAATGATGATAACAGTGTACAATATGTTAACGGATGGGAAACATCTAAAATCAAAAATTCACAAGCTGCAATTCGATTATACAAGGATTCGGCTATAGTTAATAACTTTGATATTGACATTTTTGATAGTCTTCCTGATATTAATGATATTGAAATTCGTGTATATGTGAATAATGACAG